GCCGCCCCTTACACAACAAAGATAATGAATGTGATTGAGATTATTTGATTTGGGTGAACAACACTCTTTCGCGGGTCGGCTAGACATGAGGTCGGCCCGCCTTTAATCTCCTTTTAAAATAAAACAAGTAGCATATTTGTCTAAATTTGCTCCCACAAAACAAAACAATGGAATACCAATCACCAGTTTATAATGTACGTAGAGTACCAGTCGAAAAGATTAGGGCCAACAGCTACAACCCTAATTCAGTAGCAGAACCCGAAATGAAATTGCTTGAAACATCAATTTGGGAAGACGGCTACACAATGCCAGTAGTGTGTTACCACCTTCCAGAAGAAGATATGTATGAGATAGTTGATGGCTATCATAGATTTACCGTCCTTAAAACATCAAAGCGAATTTTTGACCGCGAAAGGGGGAAATTGCCTGTTGCAGTAATCGAGAAAGACGAAAGTAACAGGATGGCTTCTACTATCCGTCACAACCGAGCAAGGGGTTCGCACTCAATTGAACTAATGAGCAATATCGTTTCAGAACTTGTTAACGCTGGAATGAGTGACGCTTGGATTTTGAAGCACATAGGAATGGACAAAGACGAGTTGTTGCGCTTAAAGCAAGTAACCGGCCTAGCTTCGCTTTTCAAAGATGAAGAATTTACAAAAGCATTTTTAGAACATGAATAAAATAAGCTATCCTTACCACCTTTGGGAAGACTTCATAAACGGAATGTTTAACCTTTCCCATCCCTCGACTGATTCCGCAATTGAACAAGCTAAGGGCTTATTAAGCGACCCTGAAACGTTTTTTAAAGTAGGAATAAATGTGATGGATGATTGGCCTATTTCGTCCGACGAAAACCTATCAAATGTTAGCGCAAACAGAAGGGCATGGATAGGTCAAGCTAGTTGCTGTTATTGGTTAGGCGTTCCTGAAACGTTGACTCGAAAAGCATGGGGAAGACTAAGCCACAATGAAAAAGCACTAGCAAATAATGTTGCAGACAAAATTATCAAAATATATGAAACAAGAAATAGAAACATACATCAAGGGTTGGGAATCGAGATGTTATTCTAATGGTATCCCTGACGAAGTTCCAGCAAGGATAGAGCAACTTAATAAAGCCCCTTCATACAAGCAACTTTGCAAAGCAATACTAAAGAATGATAAAGCCCTTAAAACTTTGGGCTTCCAGCCTAGAAAACCAGAATCTTATCACCGCCTTAAAAGAATTGAACTAAGCGCAAGAGGCCATTCAATCCAACTAAAACTATTTTAACCATGAACGTCTACGAAGCAGCAAATAAACGTATTGATTTCATCTTTAATGAGTTTGATAACATTTATGTTTCATTCTCAGGAGGTAAGGATAGTGGCATTTTGCTAAACCTATGTATTGACTACATTAGGAATAATAATTTAAACCGAAAGATTGGAGTTTTTCATTTGGATTATGAGGCACAGTACACGATGACTACCGAATACGTTGACCAAACGCTTTCTGAGAATAAGGATATTCTTGAAGTTTATAGATGTTGCGTACCTTTTAAGGTCACTACCTGCACAAGTATGCACCAAAGCTATTGGCGGCCTTGGGAAGAAAGTAAAAAAGAGATTTGGGTTAGTGATCTTCCAGAAGATTGCTACACTAAGTCAGATTTCAATTTCTTCGATGAAGATATGTGGGATTATGAGTTCTCCGAAAAGTTCACACATTGGATACACGAAAAGAAGCAAGCTAAAAAAACCTGTTGCCTCGTAGGGATACGTACAGACGAAAGCCTTAATCGTTGGAGGGCAATACATTCAGAAAAAAACACCAACAAACACCAAGGGAAAAAATGGACTAAGGAATTAAACCCTAACGTCGTTAACGCTTACCCGGTGTTTGATTGGAAAGCAAGGGACGTATGGATTTCTAACTATCGCTACGAATGGACCTACAACAAACTATATGATGTTTTCTGGCAAGCCGGATTGACAATAGATCAAATGAGAGTTGCAAGCCCTTTCATTTCGGAAGGCTCTGAAACTCTGAAATTATATAAGGTGGTTGAGCCAAATACATGGGGCAAACTAATAAGTAGGGTTAACGGAGTAAACTTTACGGGCTTATACGGTGGTACTACTGCAATGGGATGGAGGTCATTAAAACTACCCAAGAACCATACATGGAAGTCATACATGGAATTTCTTTTAAGTACGCTACCAAAAGATGCTGCAAAAAGCTACAAAAAAAAACTAAAAACTAGCATTAAGTTTTGGAGAGAACGCGGGGGGGTTTTAAGTGAAGAAATAATATCTGAACTAAAGGCTCTAGGAATAGAGATTAACGTAAAGAGTTCTACTAATTACAATACAAGAAAACTTCCTGTGACTATGGAATATCTTGACGATGTAGGCATTAAGGACTTTAAATCTGTTCCGACTTATAAAAGAATGTGCATTTGCATTATGAAGAACGACCACCTTTGCAAATACATGGGATTTAGTTTAACCAAGGATGAAAATGAACTAAGAAAAGGAGCGGAAAAAAAATATAAAAACATTGCAACTTAATAATTCCAAGTAGTAACCAGCCTACCGGCGCAAAGCAACAACAATGAGTAAGCAAGACCAAAGCGAAAACATCATCAAGTTAATGACAGCCCTTTCAGCGTTTCAGGCTAATTGCCCGAACGTACCCAAGACAAAGACCAACCCACACCTAAAGAACAAGTATGCGGGCTTGGAAGACATTATGGGTACTATCCGCAACCCATTGCGTGAAGCTGGCTTAGTGGTCAGCCAGTTGCCCGGAGACGGCACCCTAACCACCTTGCTTGCACACTTTGAAAGTGGCGAGTTTGTGAAGTCTACCATCAGCCTTGCGCCCGTAAAGGATAACAACCCCCAAGCGGTTGGTTCTGCGCTCACCTATGCCCGCCGCTACGCCTTGTCAGCCGTTTTAGGGTTGGCTATCGGAGAGGACGACGACGACGGCCACCGGGCAACACAGCCGAAGGCAGCACCCAAGAAACAGGAGTTAACCCCTAAGCATGAAGCATGGGGGACCGCCGCGTCTTACGTTGCCACCAACGGATTCACCCGGAAGCAAATTGAGGCAAAGTACACCATCAGCGATACCAACTGGCAACTACTGGTTAAAGAGGCTACCGCATTTGAATTAAAGCAAACCGTCTAAGATGTACGCAAGCAAGTTTCAGGTTCGCTGTTCCTCCATTGATTCCATTATGGCTTCCATGTCGCTAACGCATAAGCAGTATTGGCGTATGGTTTACCTGATTCGCCGCCGTTCTGGAAAGACGGTAAGCGTCAAGACAGGCAAGAAAGAAACGGGCCTGAGTAAGAACATGGTCGAAGAACTTAGGGACTTGCTTGCGAACCACAACCGCCCATCCCTGCCAGCCGGATTAAAGACATACTGCGAAGATTGGCTAACGAGCAAAATCTACAATAGGTACAAAGACTTTACTTCCAGAGTAACGGAACAAGGGAACAGGGGAGAGGAACAAGCCATTGAGTTAACCGGGAAGTACGAAAGCGACCCGTTTATGTTCAAGCACGAAGGCAGAATGTCGGACGGCTTTATCAATGGAGAGTGTGACGTATTAACGCCCGTTGCCGTGTACGATACCAAATGCTCAGACAACCCGTTCACGTTCCCGCTGTGGGCTTCAACGATAGATAAGGGGTATCACGCTCAATTACAGGGCTACGGCCACCTGTACAAGCGCAAAAGCCTTGTGTTGGCCTATTGCTTAGTGAGCAAGCCGATGGATATGATAGAACGCTCTGCTTTCTTCAAGACAAAGGCTAAGTACGGACCTGAATACACCGAAGATGAATACCAAGATATACTAGCCGAAGAAATCCGAAACAACACCTACGACGACTTGCCTATTCAGTTGCGCGTGAAGCTATACAAGTTTGATGCTGACCCGAAGTTCATCGAGCAAGTTCACGACCGCGTAAAGATGTGCCGGAAGTACATCGCCACACTCGAAGAACAACTAATTGCAGAGGGTAAGCACCCTATGTATTTTGAACAACCCAACCAATTAACAGCCCTTCAGGGGGATAAACTACAAGTAGCATGAACCACTTAAAATTTAGAGCATTCGCAAACGGCAAAATGCGTTACGACGTGACCGGATTTGAGCACGGCACGGCCAACGAAATGGCGGGGGTGTTCCTTAATGGAGACTTCCACGATATTGACGAGGAATGTATCGTGATGCAGTGTTCTCCAATGAAGGACAAAAACGGTGCTGACATTTACGACGGAGATGAGGTTGATTTTATTGGAGGCACCACGGCTAGTCTTTACACTCACAATGGCGAATACCACACTAAGGGAACCCGCTTAATCGTAAAGCAATTAAAATCCGGATTTACTCTAATGTTACCCCGGCACTCAAAGATGGACACGCCAGCGATTGTGGGTAACGTGACACAATATAATTTTTGGTCACACAGTCGGTCTTTGGTCATTGCTGGAAACATCTACGAATAGCAACCACCCTAACCTACCACAATGAAAGCATCAACAGGCAAACAGAACTTCAAGATAGGCCGAATGACCTACGGGTTGCCGGGTTCGTTCACAGACGAAAAGGAAAGAGAGTTTCTACTCACTTTTACTTATGACCACAGTTGGACGGCTGCATACGTATACACAAAGGAAAATTGGCGGCAGTTGACTTTTGCCATTGCTGAAGCCCACACTTTCAACGGCGCAATCAAAGCCATGCACGAGCACCTAAAGACACTTTAATAACCACCGATGCTAGACCCAAAGAAAGTAGACGACCTAATAAGCGAGTTTGAGCACACGCCAGAACTTGAAATGAGTCGGCTAATAAATATGAGACGCGAACTATCTAGCCAGCACTATTGGTACACCAAGATACTTGCAGACGTTGCCAAGGTTCAGCGGGTGACAAGGGCGCAACGTAAGGCAGAGTTTAGCAAGCTGGTTCATGTCTATTCGCAAAGTGAAAAAAGCAATGCAGCAGCCCGCGCAAAGGCCGAGAACAACGAAGAATACAGAACCCTCTATGCCAAAGAGTACGAATATGAAGGGCGCGAAAAGGCAGGGGTAAGAATCTGTGACGCTATCAAAAAAGTACTTGAAGGCATGAGTCAAGAAATAGCAATCCTTCGTGACGAATTAAAGTATGACCGCTTTACTTCTGCCGATACCAAGAGAGATAACGCACACCAATACTAAAGAAATACATGGAGGGAAACCCCCACGTTGTTTGCAACCCCTTGATTCGGGATGATGATTTTCACAGGGAGGCGGGTTAGTCTCGCTTCCCTGCTTTAAAACTAATGTTTAGCTACCTGCCAACCGGGGCAGCCACCAACCAACAATAACCTTGCATAAAACACCACCTGCGCCGGTTGGCAGGTAGCGTGAATTATGCGCATAATTTTAACAGGATGAAATACAAAAGACTAAACTCCGAAGTAGAAGCAAAGCAATTCCCCGACAACGGGCCTCAACAGCATGAAGTCCAAAGCTGGATTATTGCTAATGGAGGTACCGCGCATATTTACGACGGAGCGCTTCAGAACGACGTTGAAACATCCACTAACGCGACATGGCGATGGGCAAATATAGATGTGGAAGGAGCTTGTAAATTTGCAAGCGTAGGAGACTACATTGTAAGGGAAGGTGAATTTTTCTCGGTTTACACGGAAGACGAATTTAACGCGAGGTTTATCCTTTGCGCATAATGTGGAGCTATGCGCCGTTTGCGCAGCCTGAAAAAAATCAAATTAACCAGCTACACGACTGCGCAAATGGTAGTATAGCGTAAATTATCGGCATTTTATGGGAATTAATTATTACGTTCAAATTAAGCCAGAAAAGAAAAAACTTCAAGAAGCATTAGACGCTGAAGACTGGAGAGGCTTGCGTCGGGCTTTGCCTGATGAAATTCATATTGGTAAGTCTAGCGTAGGCTGGGAGTTCCTCTTTAATCACAACGACGGAGACTACTACAAGCGAACCCGTAAATCCATTGCTGACTTCATTGCGGCAAACTCACTATGGAATGAGTACGGAGAACTGGTTCAGCCCAGCCAGTTTTGGGAATTAGTCGACGCGAAAAAGGGTGGGCGGCACTCGCTAAACGACCTGACGCACGACAAATTGAGGTTCTCAAGTCACACTTGTTTTAGTTGACTATAATGCTTTGGATAAGCGTAGTTGCGAACTTAAATAAAACAATATGATAACTAAAGAACGGTATAATTATTGGAAACCACAAATAGTAGAATACGAGAAAGAGCAATTACGTTTATCTCGTGTTAGCGGTAGTACGGAGTGTCCTTTTTGTGGTGGGAGCAAAGTAACTCCATTTGTAAGACAGGGTAAATCACAAGACTGTAAAGAATGTGATAAAAATGGAATGATTAAGAACAGAAGATTATCGGAACTTGACTTGATTTGAGTATTACCGCTAATGCCCAACGACACCCGCAGGCGGCGCGGGTATAAACACTAACCTCGCCAGTAAACTCTATTCGCGCCGCTTGTCGGGTGGGGGTTATTGGTGGCAGTTGTTTTGATATGTTCGGAGACATAAGAGAATCTGACAAGCCTTATCTAATGCCTAATTGGTGGGATGAAGCTGGGCTTAACGATACAAACGGGAAAGATTACGGAATACACCTATTTGATATTGTCAATAGCGCCCAAGGGGAAAACATTAACTTTCAATCTGTTTATCTTATAGGAGATTTCTACGTGGGAAAGACTAAAAGATTAGGGCTTAGATTGCAAGCCCATAGGGCCGATGCCTATCACCCAGGAAAGACTTGTTGCGGGGATGGAATAATTAACTTTATGAAAAAGAACCCTGGCAAGAGAATTCCTGTCCTTAGTCTAACATGGGTTTTAGAGGAAGAAGATGCGCACATAGAGCGCTTAAGGGAATTAGGATTTAACCTTGTCAATAAAATAAGAGGCGTTTCCTAATTGCCACCAATAACAGCAACAACGCATTGCGTAATTGCCAGAGTTGCGTTGTTGCCCAATATCCACGCAAGACAAACCTTGACAGCGCTCCTAAAAAGTAAAGGGACAGATTGACATTGCGTCAATTTGTCCCTTTTTATATCGAATAATACCACTCAGATACCTTCCCCCGCGTGTAGGAATACAGAAACGCCTTAGTCCTGCGCTGATTGCCAACATAAAGATTGTCATGGTGCCAGTTGTCAGTAGGGGATAGTGAAGGGCATATTTCAACCTCTGTCCCTAAGTATTCATCCTTAATGTTCTTACGCCACGTTTCAGATTTCATGTTTTTGTGCAGGTGGCCTATGTGAGCGTACCTATACTTTGCGCGTCCGTTCTTATTTGGCACATCGGTTGAAAATGAATCGTGCAGCTTTTGAATGTTGACCTTTTCGCCATGTGTGAACATCAACAAAGTGTTTCCCCACTCTATATATTTACGATCATGACCTGTGTTATCAACCTTTACCCGGTCGCTACCGTAGAAAACCCCCTCTAGGTAGTCTCCTAAGCGGTAGCAAGCGTCTTCGTCGTGATTGCCCGGAACTATAACCACTTTAATTTTAAAGCGCTCTGAGAGGCTTAAAACGCTCCCTGCAACGACTTCCCTAACAAAGGAGTACAAACGATGATAGTTTGTGCTGTACTCCATCGCTGTACCTTTCTTCGTACTACCCGTATTTGAGTTAATATGAAGCAAATCGTTGCCTATTGGTAATATAAGCGTACTTACGTTTTCGGGGGCTTGGCTAATATGGTATTCTACCGCGTCCAAGTATTCCCGCTTTGCGTTTGCTAAAGTCCAATCTTCGTCTTTGTAACTGAATGGGATTTTGCCAAAGTGGTGGTCTGTTAGCATGATCTCTAAAGCAAGATCGCCGGTTGGTTCCGGTGTTGTGTAGACGATGTTTAGGGGCTGTACGTTTTTAAGTAGTTCCTCTTTTAGTATTGCGCCGCTGTCAATCGTTGACTTGTACTTGCGCCACTGCCCGCCGCCCGGTGCCGTAGTTAGCCGGTCTATCTTTAAGTGTTCCGGTATCGCTTCATCTTGCACAGAACGCCTTGCGTATGTCTCAGTAAGAACCTTCCCTTCGCCGGTCTGTACTTGTTTGACTAACATCATGGCTTCGTTAGAATTTCCGTTTTCAAGCAAGCGACGCAAAACGCCTAAGCCCTTCGATGCAGTGTCTACATTTTTTTCCTGCCCATTAGCCACCATTTTCAGCGCTATTTGGCTATTGCTTTGGCCCTGTATTATTAGTTCACTAATTTCTCCTATGTTTAAATTACTCATACGTCATGGGTTTTGCTCCCATAGCCCCGGCCAGCCATTACAGCCAACCGGGGCGGGGAAAAACACCATAAACCCATGTTCTTAGGTAGTCACTACCTCTGGTTTCTTGTTCGCCTGCACAATCTGGTAGATAATATTACCAATTGTGAATACTGCGGCGAAGATCAACGCGAAGTCACCGACCGAAACCCCTGCAATCAGTTGCTCGATGGCTGGGATAATTTCGTAGCCTTGAAGGAAGGGAAACAGGCCGGAGAAAAAGGCCACAATGTACGTCAGCACGTTAGATGACCACGTAAAGGAAAGCCCGCCCTTAAACAGGTCGCGGAGGAACCCCCAAAAGCCTACGCCCGTCGTGACGGTCGCAATGATAAATGTCATTATCTCCGCTGTCATTTCCTCCGGTATTCCCACTGCAAGGAAAACCGCAGTTACCAGCGGGATAATGGATTGAATGGTGAAATTGGTAGACTGAAAAGCCTTCCCAACAGTTGTTTTTAAAGCACTCATAATAAAAAGGTTTAGGTTTCCCGGAAACTGCCGGGTCAGGTTTATTTTGATTGATAGTTTTTTATTGCTTGTAGGTCTGCCTTGATTTCGCTTTGGTTTTGTTCTACCCTGTTTAATCCTTCTTTGATTACTGCTGGAATGTCGCCAGTTTTATCAATGATCTTTTCAAGGGAAGACCTGAATTGGCCGTCCGATATTAGCCTACTTTCTTGCGCAGAAATTAAACGCTCAGTAAGTGCCGATTTTGCAGTGTCGGCCTTTTCAAGTTCTTTGTTCTTGTGCTTTATGTCTGAATACATATACCAGCCAAAAAGCGCACCAATTGCTGCAAATGGTGAATTTTCAAGTAGCCCCGTTATGATTGCCCCGCCATCTAGCGCAGTTAAAAAAATGCTCATGCCTTAGAGAGTTTTGTCAGGAACGCCCCAAATACAAAGTAATTGCGAGTCCTCTTTTGCCCGCATCACTGCATGTGGTGCATTTGGAGAAATCTCTATTACATCGCCGTGTGACAGCCTGTGTTTTAAAATGCTTTTATCTGTTCTCTCTATCTCTACTGTAACCAATCCGCTTATTCCTACAAGTGTTTCCTTCCACGGGTGATGGTGCATATCATACATAGAACCCTTTGGCATTTTTACGCCAATTATCCGCCCAGGCGCTTTGTACCAAAAACCCCGTAGCTTAGGCATAGGTCGGCCTGAATTATCATCAAAATCAGACCACTTCCCGTAATTCATTTCCGCTTGCCAAATATCACTATCTACGTTGACTACTTGCTGCTGTTCCTCCATTATTTCTACTATTTCCATAGTATCAAAAGATGAAGCGGCGGCTAGTTTGTCAATCAACTCTAACTTGCTATTTCTTTCATTGTCTAATGATGACCTAAAAGACGAAACGTGTTCATCCCGCCTTTTTAACAAAAAGTGCTGAATTAAAGAAACCGACAACAATGCTATTATTAAAACATATTCCATTTTGTTTTCTTTTAAGGTGCTATCTATTTCTTAACTACCTTATGTGTAGTAGTTCCATCGTGAAGCAGATAGAAACCAGTAGGCAACAATGACAAGTCCACCTTGCTTCCCCAACCTTCGTCGATTAATCGACCATTTACTCCGTA